TACTTATTACATAATCGTGATTTGCCATTAATTAAAATCCTTTTGCTATAAAATCAAATGTTCTTGATATTACAGTATTTGATGCGTTTTTAAAAGTAACATTAAATCCATTAATTGTTTTACTTTCTACTAGAAAAAAATCTCCTGTTGCCATTCCTTGTCCTGTGATACCAACTGCATAATTAGCAGTTTTATATGGATTTGTAAATGCAACAGTTTTTGTTGTTGCACCTGAAGCTATATCATTTCCTGATTGTATTCGATCTTCCATATCAACAGTTACAGTTGCTTGACTTATTACAGGGGTTGTTACTCCATCTCTTGAAATTAACACTAATCTAAATTTTAGGTATCTAGCAGTATAATCGCCTATTACAAAATTTTTAAATGCAGTAAATGTACTATTATCATTACTTACAGCTATTTCTAAATGTGCGTTTGAGTTACTTGGAGAATCTCCATCAAATGAACCTGTTTTAGCATCAAAAAGACCTGTTGCAGAATCAAATAATTCACTAGGATTTTCTGCAAATTGAGCAAGTGTAGCTGTTATTCTTGATGTATGAACTGCACCTATATCAATAACACTTGCAAATTCATAAGTTCCATTAGAACCTAAATCAGTTAATCTTAATAAATTACTGTCTAATGTTAAATTAGTTTTTGTTCCTGTAAAATTAGGGTTTTCTGATTGAGTTGTTATATTATTAAAGTTTCCAATCGTTGCTACATTAGTTGCAATAATAGTTTCATTAAGTGAGAAGTTTCCTAATTTATCAACTGCCTTAATACAATAGCTTCCGACTCTTGCTGGTACTACAATAGAGGTTGCTGGTCTTGATACTTTTTCTACTAATGATACTGAGTTCTGCCAAGTAGCACCACTTGTTAATGTTGAGTATCTTATTTGATAATAAGCTAAATCTAAATCAGATATTTGTTCCCAAGATAGATGGGCTTCTCCATTAATAATATTACAAGAAAAATCTGTTACATCACTTGGTGGTAAAATACTTCCTACAATAGTTCTTTGTGCTGTTACATAAGTTGATGAAGTTCCAAAAGAAGATACAGCTTTGACTCTTACATCATAAACTTTTTGGTCAATTACATTCAATACTCTTTGAAATAATCCTGAACCTTGTGAGTGTATTTTATAATCTGATTCTGTACTTAGTTTATATTCTACTTGGTAATAATCAACAAAACTATCAGGTGAAGCACCTATGGCAACATCTAAAGCTACAATTACAGTTCCATCATTATAAGCAATTAGTTGGTCAGTTAATGTAACACTTGCTGGTGGTTGAACTACAAATGGATTTGGAAGTGTTGTGCTTGGAACTGTTGGTGCTTGTGTTTTAGTTGCCCAAGTATAATGTGAGTTTTGATGTTCAATTAAATTTAATCCTACTGTAAAATCTTCATTAAAAGATAAGGCATTAACTCTAAATGGTTTAGCTGAAAATCCTAATGAACTATGTGTAATATTAACTATATCTCCTATGGCTAAATCATAAGCTTGTCCACCAGCATTTATATTTAATTTAATAGCTTCTCTTGATCTTCTTAATATAATTTCTGCCATTTCTTCAGCTTGATATGTTGATGTTAAGACTTGCCCAAAATCATATCTTCCCTCTAATAAAAAACCACCATCAGCAGTTTTCATTGTTGCGTGTTGATCTGCACTTGGTAATCCTGAATCATCTATGGGTGGAAATTGTACTTCATCAACTTGCCAATTTTTAGTAGGAGAAACATAAGATACAATAACTCTATTATATTTATCGTTTTGATTCGGACTCGCTAAACTATAACCACCAAATATATCATCTTCATTTAATGTAATAGATGCACTTCCTATTGTTTCAATGACTAATTTATATTTTCCACTTGTATAAGGTAAGTAACCTCGACAACCTTTTAATAATGTTCTTGTATTTTCTATAATCTTTTTAGATGTGTCTAATACAGCATTAGCATCAAATATATTAATATCACTACCCCCACTATAAGGTGTAACTTGCGTAACGCAAACTTGTGAAGCATCATAAAAACTTTGTAAATCTATATCTGTTATTGCTAAACCTTTTCCATATCTTGCATCTGTTAAATAATTTAATAAGCACCAAGCTGGGTTTGTAGAATAAGAAGCTGTTTGTGCAACTAAACTAGAATTATAAGCAACTACTTTTTTACCTCTTACCAATGCTTGTATTTTTGGAATAGAACCAAAAACATCTTGATTCCATTTAAAACGAACAGCAACATAAGCTAAACCTGATAATTTATGATTACTACCCCAAGAAGATAATGTAGATAATAATGTGGAAGCAGATTGTCCGTCTGAACCATAATGAGGTTCTAATCTAATTAAACTTTCTCCTTTATAAAAATTACTATCAGAACTATCAACTTCAACTGCTGTACCATCTGAAAATGATGATGCAAAAGTTACAACCTTATCATCTATTTTAATTTGCTGAATACTATCTATTTCTCCCTCACTTAAAACCAAAGCGACATATAAATAAGTATTATCTGTTCCTGATGTTTCTATAAATACTCTCGTTCCACCTAATAATCTTTCTCCATATACAACAGGAATATTTGCGTCATTAGATTGTTTATTAAGTAATACACCTGTTTCAAAATCTTCAGGTTCATTAAGACCAAAGTCAGGAATATCAGGTGTAGGTATTAGCCAAGATAAAGCTTTACTAAATACTTTTACTATTGGTTCTACTATTTTTTCTACTACACCACCCATTAGATATGAAACTCCCTTTTATATTTAGATGATACTCTATAAATATTATTGGCTTCATCTAGTCTTAACCAATTAATTGGTTCGTTAACATTAAGATAATCTTTGAAATAATGATAAACCCATCTCATAACTTCTTTTGCTTTTCTTATAATAATAATATCGTACAACCAAACATTATTTCCTGTATTCCATTTATCTTTATTTAACTTACCTGTTTTTTTATATTGTTGTTCTGTTGTGTCATTTAATAAAGCCCAATTAACAAAACCATATGTTCCTTGATCATCTTCAAATACTTTATATTGATTTAGATTCATTGATGGGGTGATATGCTGATAAAGTTCTTGGTAAGTATTATTCTTATATTTAGAAAACCTTTGATATAGTTCTATAATATTTTTCATTATGAACGACCCCATTTAATATCTTGTACTGTTTGTGCTGAAAACTCCATTCCAACATCTGTACTAAAGAATCTTTGTGATGATGTTAAGTTTGTTTTTCTTCCACTTTTTTTATCAAAGTTAGCCCAATGAGAAGTAATATTTAAAATTAAACTACTTTCTGTTTGTGATTCTGATATTTCAAAAGTATCTATTTGACCATCATATAAAAGAAATGGGTCTGCTATTAAAGCATTAGAACTATTTAAAAAACCACGATAAACAACAACACTATCGTTCACAACATTTTCACTTAAACAAGTAGAAATAAAAGTTTGGTCTGCACCTGACAATCCTAATTTTAAAGATGTTTTTGTTATATCAACTTCTTCTGTAAATTCAGAAATACCCATAATAAAGCTAGATGAAGTATATGTAACACTAGAACCTGATACAGAACTTGTTAATGGAAAAGAACAATTTGTTATATTAACAGGTGTACTAAAGCCGATTGTAATAAGATGAACAGGTCTAAGATTGTTAGTCGCTAGTTCGTTCTTTACTGCTGTCGTTAGACTTCTTGTCATCTTCGTATGTTCTCCTATTTACTTTAACATTTAAAACTTTGATGATAGCTTGATCTGATGGTTCTTCATACTTGCCTAGATTATTGTTGACGATATTAATATCTTTTTCGTCAACTAATTCTTCAGCTAGAACATCAACTGTCGCCCAATGCTTTATTAAGTATTTCATTACAAAGCTTCTTCAACGTCAAATTGGTATTCATAGTATAATTTGCCATCATTAGACACACCACTTACACCGAACTCTTGTATATCAGAAGTTAAATAAACTGTAAAAGGAACATTATCGTAAGTTACAACTGAGTCATCTGCTACTGTTGCTATAAGAGGTGGTTCTATTGTTACTGTTGAAGCATTACTAGAAGCTTGTACATCAGCAACTATCATATAAACTTTAGTATGTGATGCGAACTTAATAAAATCACCAGCTTTAAATGCGTGTGGATTATCGTTGTGGTGTGCGTCCATAGCAATCGTTGTATCTCCTACTGCGTGAGCACCATTAACTAAAACTGTGCCTGTTTCATTACCTCTAGCATCTTCTATCTCAGGTGGGATAATTGTAAATGTTTCTTTTCTTGATCTTTGTTTCATAATAAAAGCCATTAGTTCTCCATAAACATCTGATCTAGTTGCTGTAACAATTTGAACTGAAAAAGCAAATCTTTGACCATCTATTTGACGAACTAATCTTTTACCACTATCTGATTTAGAAATAAGAGTATTCTGTATTGACTTTATTCCTAAAGTTCCAAATTTTGCTGATGATATTGGGAAAGCACCTGACATTATATTATACTGTTTCTTCCTCTCTCATTAACAGACTCATTAATGATTCTTGATATTGTTCCTCGTCTTTCAATTAATAATTTATCTACTCCACTTGCGTCAACAGCATTAATTGTAAAATTAACATTGACACTTCCTGTTCCTGTTCCTCTTGCTGATTGTGTAATTTGACCAGCTTGATTTGGTATAAATAATTCTGCACCATTCTCTCCTACTACAATAGGTTTATTTTTTGGTACTGAACCACCACTTGCAAAGAATCCAAATAATGAACCATTACCACCACCACCACCACCACCACCACCACCTAAAGCAACTAATATAGCTTGTAGTGCAACTTGTTTTTGTAGTTCTGCTGTTTTTTGTTTCATAGTGTTTAATTGTTTCTTTTCTACTTTTCCTAATTCTATTCCTAATATTTTCTGTATTCCCATTCTAATAATAATTTCAATTAATACAGATAAAGTATTAACAAGAGCATCTGCAACCATTTTTTTAAATGATTTACCTAAATCCTCTCCTAAAATAATTGCTCTTGCTAAAGAGTTAGAAAAACTTTTTATACCAGCATCTAAACCCTCGACTATTGTAGTTCTAATATCTGAAATTTTATTTCTTAAATTTTCTAATGCTGTGTTATTTAATTCTTCAAAGCTTTTCATCATAGCTTCTACTTTAGATGGTACTTCTCTACATTCTACATTTAT